GTTGTCCGGCAAAGTTTGCCTCTATGCGACCGAACCGCTGCGCTGCAAGCATTGGCGCGGGTGCGAACGACGATGGAAAGCAAGATGATGGGGGAAAGAGCATGACCGACATTGATCGCCGCCGCCTGGCGCGCATCCTGGGAATGCTGGGAAGCGAGCACGCGGGCGAACGGGCGTCGGCGGCGCTACAGGCCGAGGCGTTCCGCAAGCGGCACGCGATGACCTGGGGGGAGATGCTGGCGCGGCCGGCGGTCGAGGTTGTGGTGGAGCCGGTGTGGACGCCACCGCCAGAGCCTCCCGTCGCGAGTGCGCGAACTGGTGGTTGGCCGATTGGATTCGCGGTCGTCGTGGCATGGATCGGAGGCGCGATCCTGATCAACGTCTACTAAGGTAGCGGCGTATCAGTCTGGATACCCGAGCATCAGCGGGTGACGACGGCGCTCTTCATTCGCCGCGGAAATCGCCGCCGCGAGGGACGCCGGACTAAGATCGCGCGTCACCCGGCTCGACAGATAAGGCTGTTGACCGGGAGAGGGCACCAACGGATGCGGCGGAACGCTTTCACCGATGGTCTCTATCGCGTTATTCAGGCGGCGCGTCTGGATGCCAGTAGATCCAGCCCGTAATCCAGCCCCCACCACGTGGGCGGCGCCAGCCAAAGCGGCGGCCGTGGCCGGGCCAGACGCAAGCCCCGCGCCGCCGGCCACCAGAGGAACCAGCCGGCTACCGAAGACGTGCAGCGCGCCGCCCACGACACCACGGTCAGCGGCATCCTCCAGCGCGGCGAGTTCCTCTGGCGAATAGCCTCGTGATTTGGTTTTGCTGGTGAGCAACGTCCTGATCTGCGTCCGAACAGATGTCGCGGGATTCTCCGTTAAAAGCGCACGTTGCTGGATGCGTTCCAGGTCATCCATCTTCCTGGCCTGGGACCACGCCTTGCGCGCGGGACCGAGCGCATCGAAGCCAGCGGTGCCGCCCGTGATGTCGCCCTCGCCGGCATTCTCGATCATGTGTCGAAAGTTACTTTGAGCCTCGAGTATCTTTTGCCCGTCCTTTGAAAGCCCCGCCACGGTATATTGCTTGCTGATCAGGTCCCCCATGGCCTCATCGACTTCCTGCGCGGCTCGCAGCGTCATGGGTTGATCTCTGATCGACTGCAACCTCTCAGCCAGACTACTGACCTCATTTGGTCCGGCGACAGCTCGCCCCGCCTCCGTCTGTTTGCCGACTGCTTCGACGGCATCAACGAACTTATTCGTGACTTTCGGTGTAAGTGTGCCGCCGGACTTGTCCGCGATATCGTAATACGCCGACGCAACGTGCTTCGCGTAAGCCGCCGTTCCTGGGGGTGGGATGCCTTCCGCTGCTGGTGGCGCGGGCTTTTGAATGGGAATGCCGGTTGGTGTGGATGGCGCGGCGTCGCGCGGCGCGGTCACCGCCGCTCGCCCTTCCGACGACATTGGAGCGGCCCGAAACTCAGCCGGCAGCGGGGCCGATTTCAGGTCGCCCGAGGATGGCGGCCTCGCTTCCGGCGGCCCGACATTCAACCCCCGTTCGACGCCCTCGATCAGCGTGTTGCGCGGTTGGAACGGGTTGGGGTTGCCCATCTTCGCCCCGAGCAGAAACGCCGTCCCCGCCGGACTGACCTTGCCCGCCAGAGGCGAGTTCGCTCCCTGATCGGACAGCCCGGTGCCTTCCATAAAATCAAGCACTGGATTGACCAGACCGGCCACGGGGGAAAGCAAATCGAGTTTAGCGCCCGCGATGCCTGAGTTCGGGTCCATGACGCCCGACCCTGGCTCCGTTTCCTTAACGGCGAACGGAAGCGGTCCGGCGCGCACGTAGCCGGGTTCGGGCGCAAGCGCGCGCCGTAGGTTCTGAATGGACGCCAATGGCGCATCAGGCTCAACGGCGGGCGTTGCCTCCGCGAGTGGCCGGGTGGGGTTGCCGTATTCGTCACGCCCTTCGCCGGAGATATCGTTCGGGGTCGTGGGTAGCGGGGCGGCCGGTTGGGATGGCCTGGCGCTCATCCCAGGCAACGGATCGTTGATGAACTTCTCGTATGGATTAGTCATTTTGCAGTGCCAGCTTAGCCGCGCCTCTGCCGAACATCTTATCGAATTCCTTCGCGGTTTTCGGGTTCTCTTTCAGATGCTCGACAGCGTTTTCCGGAATGGTTGAAAGAATCTCTCTCTCGATGCCGGGTTGCCTGCGGTAGCCGGCCTCCGGGCCAAACGTGGCATAGTGATCCAGTAGCGTCTCACGGTTGTTGTCCAGCATTTGCCGGAGTTTGGTTTTCGCTGACACGGCGTCGTCTTTGTCGCTCGGCACGTATGACCGCAATCGGCCGGTTTCCGCCGCTGACTGAGCGGTGCCGGCCTGATCATGGTAAATGTGGCCCTGCACGATGCCGATGGCGCTCCGCACTTTCACACCCGCCGGGTCTGTCCAGTTTGACATGGTGGTTGGTTGCGCTCCCGGGACAAGGCCGACGCCTCCAGGGTAGGCTTCCAGTTGGTCCAGTGCCTTCACGATGGTGCGGTTGCCCGCCTGGATATCCAGCATCGAGGTTATCACGTTCGGCGGCGCGGGGTCCGCCTGCTTCTCGGTGCCGGGGATCGGCCTGAGACCGGCATATTCTTTTTGGCCGGGAAGCGGTGGGAAGCGATCTGATATTTCCCGCCCGACATTCGCCTGGATCGTTCCTCCCTTGCCATCAGACACCATTTGCAACGGACCCTGAGCCCATCGCCGCCGGTGCAGGTCATACATGTCGGCCTCTTCCTCCGTGAGTTCCTGGCCGTTGCGGATCTTCGGAGCGATGGCCTGTAAGACGCGCAGTGAATCGCCGTCCTCTCCCTTGCTCTGTTGCAACTTGGCAGCGTCGGCCGCCTCTCGGGCGTCTTTCTCCGCTTGTCGCTTCCGATCGTATTGCGTCTTTTCGTCCTCGATCTGTGCCTTCCGGTAGGCTTCCTGCCGGGCGTAATTGGCCTGCTGCTGGGCCGCCGCGTCCACCGCGTCCTGATGCCGGGCGGCGACGTTTTCCTGTTTCCATTGCTCGACGTGCGCCTGGACGGTCGCGAGCGGCGTGCCGGCACGGATAGCCCGCCGCGCGGCGTCCTGTTGGGCGGCGGTGAGGTTGTTGGAAAGAAGCGGCTCCCTCGGGATGACGCGCGTCGGCGCGGGTGGCGGTTGTATCGGCTGCGGGTTGGCAGCCTGCGGTTGAGCCTGGGCCGGAGCGGCGGCGGTCTGGACGGGAGACGGCGAGGTGGCGGTCGGTTGTGGTGCCAGACCGTTCCCCGGCATCCCGATCGTCACGCCCGGCAGGCCGGTCCCATACGCTAACTGGTTCGGCTGCACATCGGGCGGCACCGTGGCCTGCCCGGCGCCGGGGCCGGCTGTGTCCGTTCCCCCGAGCCGCATCGCCATGCGGGATGGTTCGACGGCGGGCGCTGCTACATCACCTCCACCAACGAGTGCCTGGAGCGCCGCGTGGCCGGGATACGTCGGGGGCGCCTGCATGGCGAAGCCGCGCGCCTGGAGTTCTCTGACGACTGCTGGATAAGCCGCCGCCGCGACGGGCTCCGGCATGTTCAGCAGCGCGGTCGCGGCCTGCTTCACCGCCGCCGTGTTCGGGTCGTCGGCCTCCGCCCGCGCGTTCGGGTCGGCGCTCGGCGCTATCGCTGGCGTAACGGCCGGCACGGTTGGGGCAGATCCCACACGAGGCCCGGCGTTGGGATTGGCGGCCGGCGCGGCGACGATTGGCGCGGTCGGCGGAATTTTCACCATCGCGTTCGGGTTAACACCAGGCGCGGTCGGTGGGGTAACCCCCGGCGCTGCTTGCGGCGCGACGACTGGCGTGGCGTCCGGCGCGGCTGCGACCCTGGCCTGACCTGGCCCATAGCCAACTTTATAGAAGTTGTGCCCGCCGATAACCGCCGATGGCGTTCCCTGTCCCCAGGAGGGAGCATCGCGGCCAAGCGCCTTCTGGGCCACGGGCGCGTAGAAGTGTGTGGCGCCTCCGGTCGGGTCAGCCGCTTTGCCGGACATGGCGGGGCGCACGACGTTGTTCAGGATCGCCTGATATTGCGGGTCGGTCGGCTGCATCGCCTCCAACCGCGCCCGTGCGGCGCCGCCGTTCCACGGCTCGAACTGGTTGGGCGAAAACACCACATCACGCGGCGATACACCTGCCCCCTTCGCCCGGGTGTTGATGACGTGCGCGACGGCGATCTGTCCCTGAAGCGGTTCCGCACCCGCCTCCCCGGCGATGGTCCGCACCATCGCGTCCTCATCGAGACTGACGCCAGGGGGCAGCATCTTCGGCGTGAACGGCGTTCCAGGCGCGTATGTCCCACCCACCCCCGCGCCCGTGTTGCCCGTCGTGCCGGACAACGAGCCGCTGATGTAGCCTTCCCCCTCCGTCACCCCTCGGTCGAACCTCGCCTGCTCAAGTCCGAACTTCTTGCGCTCTATATCGAGGTTGCCCAGCTCCGATTGCGTTTTGGCGATCGCCGCGTCCACCGCCGCCGGATTGTAGAGGATGTTCGGAGACGGATCGGGGAGGGTCCACTGGGTGAACTGGGGCATGGCGCGCTACCTCAGATCTGATACCCGGCACCGCCGGGCAAGAAGTAACTATCGGGCTGCGACGACCATGTGTTCGGCGCGACCGTCGGGTTGGCCGTGTTGAGCGACGCCCAGGACTGGCCGGGCACATAGCCCCCGTTTCCGCCGGCCAGACTGGCGTAGCGATCATTATAAAGCCGATTGTTCGCGTAGTTGTTCGCGGCGTTGCCAATGCCTTTCGCCGCGTTGGCGTAGGCCGAGGCTTCCGCGCTGCCCAGCGACAGGTCGGTCTGCGCCATGCCCGTCCCGGTGGCCTGCGACGCCGCCGCGCTACCGGACGCCGCGCCTTCGCCCAGCTTCGATAGATCGAAAAGTCTGTTGTAGTAATCAGTGAACTCTTTGTCCGCGAGGCCGGCGCCGTAGGCTTGTTCCGCCTTCAGTGTCGCGCCAGACCGCAGCATCCCGCTCGCCGCCGCTCCGGCGTCAACCGCCCGCAGACCCTGGTCAAGCTGGAACTGGTAGCCGGGTGACGTGTGGAACCCCGCCATCGCCGCGTCGTAGCCTGGCTGTCCGTTCAGACCGGCGGCGTCCTGCACCCCCGTGAGCGCGCCCTCACCCGCCGTCGTCCACGGTGCCACGTCCGAACGGGCTTGCGCCAGCGCGTCCCGCTGCGTTTTGTTGGCCTTGTCGGCCGCGCTCGACGCGGCATTGCTTTGCAGGATGGAACCACCGAGGGAGGCGGCGGCTGAAACTCCGGCGCCAATGGCCAGCGCCCCTCCAACACCTAAACCCATTACGCGACCTCCAGTTTATAGTATTGCCCGAACTCTTCGGCGCCGAGTCGGCGATAGAATGTCCCCAGGCGCGGCCCGCTGCCTCGGTGGCCCGCCCGCATGATGACTTCATGCACGCCACGTTCGCGTAGTTTTTCCAGCGCCGTTCGTTGCAGCCGCATCCCAAGTCCGCGAACCGCCGGTGACGCGAAGAAAATCGTATGCTCGCCCTGTATCACATCGGGACTGTCCAACGATGGCCCAATGACCGTCATCAGATATCCAAACATACGCCCGTTTATTCTGGCCGTCAGACATTGTAGCGCGCCGATCTCATCGAGCATTCGCAACAGCGATAAATTCTTTCGCGAATGATCGTCCGGCGATTGATCGGTTTGCGTCAGATGCTCACGAAACAATGGTTCCGCGTCCTGATAGAACCGCGCGAACGGCTCGACCTCGAACGTCACGCCATCGTAATCTCCACGCGCCGGCGCCATCGTGGCGATGGTCCGATGCTTCGCCTGCGCGGCCAGTTTCGCCAGTTGCGGCTGATAGGCCCGAACCCGCCGCGCCAGGGCGCGCATATCGATCTGAATATTGACCCGCGACACCGCCGCCCACCACGCGGGGTTGTGCGGGTATGGCATCACATGTTCCCAGACACGACGGCAGCCATCCTCGGTCGCCAGATCCGAGAAACTGACCGAGACCACACCAGGAACGCGACGCTCGATCTGCGCCAGCTTACTGTCTAACCGGCGCATGAGCGGGACCAGCGTCGCCTCGTCGAGGCCCAGAGGCAGCCGCAGGAAGCTCGCCACGACCTCATCAACCGGGCGTCGCACCACCACGACCCGCGTGTCCGGGTAATGCCGCAACAGCCGCCAGAACGGCGCGGCGGCGGTTTCCACGGTGCCGGTGCATGGTTGGCTCATCCATGCCTTAACGTCATCCAGGGACCGCGCGTGCAGCAATTCCTCATGCCCGCAATGCCAGTCGCCCCAGGTCAGAAACCGCGCCAGCCATGCGCTGCGTGAGCGCGGCATGGAGAACACAACGAAAGGCGGCGCATCGAGTTGGGCCATACTCAATACCCCACCGCGACAAACGTATAGACGTGGTTCGCCGTCAACCCCGTCGCGATAAACCCCGTGGCCCCGCCGCCCATCGTGCCCGGCACGACCGGCGCCCCCGCATCATAGATCGTCGGCGCGGCGGCCAGGGCACGCGCGAACGGCGGAACGAACTTCACATCGATGTTGCCCGCGCCGTCCGTCGTGAACGACCCGGAGCGCACGCCGCCGACATTGCCGCCCGCGACCCGGTCGGCCATGACCTGAAACCACGCGCCCCAGACCGGGGACACGATGCCGGAGCCGTCCACCACCGGATCGCGTAGCGGCGGATCAAGATGAGCGGGAACGGAGCCGGACATCAGGCCGCGCCCGGCGAGATATCGGCACTCACGGCATACAACGTCGCCGCCCCGCGCGTGGTGAGCCGGAACACCCGCTGGCGGAACGAGCCAAGCCGCGTCGTGAACACGCGCGGCACCGTTCCCGTGGGGCCGGAACGCATCGTGCGCGGACCACCGCTGAAGGTGTAGCCGCCGTCGTCCGCCCATTCCAACACAACGTCCTGGTGCGACGCCGCCGTGCCCACCTCCATCTCGACTTCCAGGCGGGAGCAGAACGCGCGGACGCCGCGCACGCTGCTGACCACGATCGGCGGCAACACCACCTGACGCATCAGCGGCACGCCCATGTCCGTATCGCCGCGCCGGACCAGGCGCATCAACTGCCCGGTGTTGAAGTCGCCGAACACCGGCTCGCTGCTGAACTGCGTCGCGCAATTCGCCCGCCAGCGCCCGGCACCGTCCGCCACGCTCGATCGCTCGTGCCAGGTGTCCGTCACCGCGTCATAGGTCCAGGTCCGGTCGTCGAGCGTGAACGCATAGAACTGGTGCCCGTCCATCTCGTGATAAGAACAACCGATGGCGTCGCCGGGAAACCGGGCCGTGATGTCGGCTTCATTCGCGTGGTTGCTGACCCGCTTCGCGTGGTAGCCGTCACTGCGATAGACCACGTTGTCATCGCCGATCCACCACACCGATTCCGCACCGACCTGGACGCTCTTCGGCGACAGCGTGCCGACCGCGATCGTGGCGCCTGACCGGCGGCGGAAGGGAAAGTCGGCGTTGCCGCTGTCATACCAAACCTCGATGGCCTTTTCGCCGACGATCCAGAACTCACCGCGATGGCCAACGATGGTCCGCAGCACGTTCGGCATCGCGTCGGCGTAGACGAAGTCGAGCGCGTCGAAGTCGGTCGGGTCGAGCAGGCGCGAGATGAACCAGCGCGTGATGTCGGTGAAATCCGTGAACGCATAATAATTATCCATCGTCGCGACGCTGCTGGCGCCCGTCGCGGGGAACGTGCCGCCCAACTGGTTCAGCGGCGTGCCAACCTCGTGGTGACAGGTGTAGGCGTTCGGCGGCACGCAGACGACGACGCCCGTCATGCCCACCGCGATCGTCACCAGCCCCGTCTGCTCCATCGACGTTCCGACGCCGCCCAGGTCTTCGATCACGAGGCCGGGCGAGACGCGAAAGAAGTGATCGCCGCTGACCACGTAAAGCCTGCCGGGCATCTCGCCGTTGACGGCGTGAACCGGCCCCGCCCCCATCGACAGGAACGGCACCAGTCCCGGCGTGGGAATAAGCGCGGCCGCGGTGCGCGAGTCGCCGGGTTCCTTCTCGGAGAAGTAATTCAGCAATCGTTTCGACTGCAACGGGATCGACGGGTGATCATAACTGTCCAGCGGGAACGGCAACCGTTGCATTCCCGTTTTGGGTTTGAGCGCCTGCTGTAACTGGGCAAGTGTATCGCTCATGCGGCGCGGCTGCCCATGAAATACGACTGCGCGTTCTGGTTCACCACCGTCCCGGCGGCCGTGCTGTCCTGAAACACCTGGATCTCGATGTAGTCCGTGGTGCCGTTGAGGAAAACCGGCGCGACGACCGCGATGTTATCGGTGCCGGTGCCGCGCGTGATGCGTTGATTGCCAGCGACGGCCGTGGCGCCGTTCTTCAGGATCAGTATTTGCGCGCTGCCCGCGTTCACGGTGAGCGTCAGCAATACCGACGCCGAAATGTTGTAAACGCCGGGATAACGCGGCTTCCACCGACGCGTCGTCGTGTCGTACCAGGTCGCGGTATCGATCGTCAGCGTGTTGAACGCGACCGTGGTCCAGGCGCCGGACGGGATCGACTGATTGGCGTTGGTGGTGGCGCTGAAATAACACGCGGCCGACTGTTTCGTGGAACCGTAATAAAGCGTCGAGCCGGTGCCGATCGCGGGCACGGCGGGCGCGCTGTCCTCGTCGGGGTTGTAGTAGTCGATCTTGTTTTCGAAAGGCGGAAAGGCGCCCGAGGCGTCCGAATAAACCCCACCGTGACCCGGCGACAGCAGACGGAAGACGTTCGCTCGCGCGGGTGTGTCGGCCGTCGCGCCGGAGCGAAGATGCACGCCCCATCCGGCGCCACCCCCGGCACGTTGAACGCGGGTCATCTCGAATGTATTGTTGTCGCAACTATAGAGATCGAGCGCGTCCCCGTTCAGGTGCAGCACGTTCACCAGGCCGAACAGGTTGTTGTAAGCGTTACCGACGCCCGTGATGCCATCCATTCGCAGCGCGGAACCGGCGGTGGACGCGACGCCGCGATAACCGAGGTATGGGACGCGGCAAAACGATACGCCATTATTCCAACTGGCGCTCCGATTGATCGTGCTGAAACAGAGCGCCGCCGTTTTGTGCTCCAGGCCAAAGAATGAAAACTCGGAGTCCTTAAGGGCCATGGCGAGCACGCCATAAGCCGCCGCTGTCGTGTAAGGGTAGGTGCCGGCGAACAGGCTCATGTTGACGACCGCGCAGCCGCCCAGCGCGCCGCCCGCGTCATTGTCGGCGATCGGCATCACCTCGATTTGGTTGCCGCCGTTGGCGCCCGTCCACAACAGCGCGGTGACGGGTCGGCTGTTCGCGTTGGTCGGCCAGCCCGGCGTGTAGTCGTGCTCCGCGTCATGGCCGGAGCCGACGAGCCGCACGCCGGACTGCGAAACTTTCAGTGTGGCGGCGTGCGCGAACTGCCGTGCCGGGAAGGCGACAGTTCCGCCTCCAGCAGCCTGAACAGCATTGATGCAATTCTGTATCGCAACCGCGTCGTCAGTCGTTCCATCGCCCTTCGCGCCGAATTGAAGAACATTGAGCGGTGCCCCATGGGTCTGGAGGTAATAGGTTCCCGCGCCGGACACGATGATCGAGCCGCCGTCGTCCGCGCCGGCCGCGCCGCGCACATACTCGCCGCCGCCGCCATCTCCGGCCGCGTAATAACCTTGGACGAACACCGACGCGGCGCCGGTCGCCAGCGCCCGCAGCGCGGCGATCGAGGCGACGAACAAGACGGAGCCGGTGGTGGCGTAGGTTCGCAACGCCAGCGCGCTGACGCGCCCGGAGCCGGCCTTTTCGGCCACGACCGAGGTCGTATCGGAGACGGCGCCGAGATCCGGCATATCGACGATGCGGACGCCTGGGAATGTGCCTGTCGTTACACTCATACCAACGGCACCCCATCAAGGAGAATGACTTCGGTCTCAGGATCGGTCAGCACCGCCGGGCTCGGATCGGTCAGCATGATCACCGGAGCACCCGCCGCGCGCGAGACCATCGGACGGACGTGCAGATGCCCCTCGGCGAGCAGTTCCGCCTCACCTCCGCCGTCAGCGTCGAAGTAGATCGCCCAACGGCAACGGCGTGGCCAGCAGCCCATCGTGCCGGCCGGGACGACGATGGCGAACGTGCCGGTCGTGGGGTCCAGGATCACGCCCGTCGCCGACCACAGCACGGTGCCAGGCCCGGCGACGCCGCCGCCATACCAGCCGCCCCATCCGTAGTCATCGCCAGACCCCCACCCGCCGAAGTGCGGCCCGTAGCCGCCCCGGTGGTCCGGCCAGACGCACATCGAGACGGCCGGGCCGCCGATGCCGCCGCTCAGTTCGATCGGCAGCGCGTCGGGGCTGTCGCGATCCACGACAGAGATCAGCAGCGTGACGCTATCGGCGCCGCCCAGCACGAGGTCGCGCGTTGGCACGCGGACGGGCGAGACGCGATCGAGCGGCAGGGAGAGGGCGAAGGTTGTCATCGCGCCGGCATCTCCAAACATCTGTCTATGATTTTGGTAAGCACTTCGTTACGAGCGCGGGTGTTGTAGATGGCGACAGCCAGGAACAGGATGTTGAGCACAACGAGCGTCGCCATGGCGGGAGGCAACGCCTTGACCAGCTTCTCGGAAACGCTGCTGAGGGCTTCAATCCCGGTCATGCGAGCACCATGATTCTAACTTCTTGCCCCGATGTCGGCGGCACGACGGGCACATCGACCGAGGCCCATTCCTCGACGAGCAGCTGACTGACAACGACCTGCCCGCTGACGGTCTGCACCGAGGCCCACATTTCTAAACTCACCTGCGTGGCCTGGGCGGACGGGTTCGTGCTTGCCCATTCTTCTACGAGTTGCTGTGTGAGGCGAGCGTCTGTCACGACGTTACCTTCGGACCGATGGTTATTCCGTTGACGCCAACCGCCGTCCATGCCGTGGAGGTATTTGGATCAACTAAGTCCGTCCGCCACAACCACCCGAACGATGAACTCAACAGCGTCGGCGTGCTGGTCACGGTCGTCGCGCCTGACTTCAGTTGCACCGCCGCGCCGCGCGTGCCCGCGTCGGACTTCTGGATGAACGCGCGCGTGGTGACGGCGACGACGGTCGCGGGCGTGCTGGCGATGGCGGCGATGGTGTAGAAATCGGCGTCGTTCACCGTGGCGTCGTAGACGTAGGACGTGGTGCCGTCCTGGAGGGTTTCGTTGACCAGGGTGGCGTTGCTGCTGACTGTTATCGTCACGGAACACGTTACCGCGACAGTCAGGGAGCCGACCGCCGGAGACGCCACCGGGAACGTCGCATAAGGCGTGCTACTGGTGTAGCCGGTTGAGCCGGAAGGGGTCTGGTAGCTTCCCGAAGTCGTGTCGCTATCAAATCCGATCCAGTATTGAGTTCCCTTGGATACCGCGACCGGGACTCCGAATGTAAAGGTGCTGGTTCCGGATATTGGGTTCACGACAGGGGTGGCCGACCCAAGCACCGATGCGGGCACGCCACCCGCGCTTGCGAATATCGAGCATTTTAGATTTCCGGTGTAACCAGTGACAAAATTAACGGTAGCGACACCGATGGTGCCGTCATAGGTGGCCACGATGGGAGAATAACGCGCGGTCCCCGCTGTGTTCGTGGCCGATGAAGACGCGGCGATCGACACCACGGAAGACACGGGCGACCGCGCGAACTGCACCGCCGCGTCGGACGCGGGCATTCTGGTATACGCGCGGATATCTCCAACCCACGGCACGGAGGACGCATCGGAGCGCCAGAGAACATCATCGAAATTGGCGGTGTAAGACAGGACCGAACCAATCACGAGTTTGTTCGCGTAGCTGTTGGCGCCAGGACGCGTGTTCAGCACCGCACCGCTGTCAAAGTCATCCACGGTGTTGCCGTTCTTGCGAGCGCGGAACCGTCCGGTGGTGTTGTTGATGATGATTTCGAACTCGAACTGGAACCACGTGTTCTGCGCCGTCACCGCGCCAGCGTAGGTCGCCAGTGTCGTGCCGCCCGTGGTGCCTGAAGTCAGTAAAATCGTGCCGTCGCTACGGAAGATGATGCACACCTGCCCCGTCGCGGTTTCCTGAAGCTGAAGGTAAAGCCCGGAGGTCGTGCCGGTCAGCGCCTGGGTCTGGCGGAACGCGATGCTGACGTGATGCACCGCGTCGTTGACCCCACTGGTCTTTGTCATAAAGCCGGTGCCGGATGCGGAATTGACAGCCTGACCACCGGCGAACCGTCCCGCCACGAGGGAGTTCGTTCCGAGGTTGAGGCTGTCCCAGTAACCCGCACCCGCGTCACTCAGCGTGGCGTAGCAATCGAACCCATCCCCGAAGACGAATGCCATTACGTCCTCGCCGCCAGCAGAGTTATCGCGCAATCGGACAGCGTCGCGTCCTGCGTCGGGGCAACACACTGCAACACGTCGCCCACGTTCATGGTCGCGCCTGCGCCTGATAATGTCGCGCTGACGTTCGATGCGCTGGTGATCGTGACCGTGCCGATCGGTGTAATCGTGCTGCCTCCGGTGATTCTGTTGATGACGAACCCGGCGTTGCTGGTGGTTTTCGTGCTGCAATAAACCGTCGCCCCGGCGAGCGACGCTGGGACAACAAGCGACATAGCCATGGGCGCGTTGGCGATGGCGCCCGTGGCGGGTTTCCCCGCGAAAGCAAATGTAATCGGAACGGACTGAACCGACGCGGGCAGCTGGGCGAACGTGGCTGAACCAGTCAGCCCCGCGAACGTGGTCGTGCCGGCGGGTCCGGTCGCGCCTGGCGGTCCAGGGACCGTGCTGTCAGCGCCTGGTGGACCCGCTGGCCCCGTCGCGCCGGTTCCTGGTGGCCCTTGGATTCCAGGAGGCCCCGGCGGCCCTACCCATCGCTCCGGGTCTGGAGGTCCCGTATCGGTTCCTGGATAGTCAGAGTAGCGGATTTTATATGCCATGACAAGACCGCCTTCCCTCTTGCCAACTACCATGCGGGCCTGGTAGCATCTTGAGGCCCAAAGATGGAGCGCTTGATGGCATACCTAACGGAAGCGGAAGCGGCCCGCTTCGCCTCAAAACAGAAGCGGAAAGGGGATTGCTCACTGTGGCAAGATCCCTTGGATAAAGACGGGTATGGCACGTTCTACTTCCGCCGGATGAACCGCCGCGCACATCGCGTCGCCTGGTATTCCGTTCACGGAGATTTGCCGAAAGATCGCGTCGTCAATCATCTGTGTCGCAACCGGGCTTGCGTGAACCCACAGCACCTCCAGGCCATCACCCGCAGAGAGAACGTCTTCCGCGACAGCGCCACCATCACCTACATCAACAGTCAAAAGACCCATTGTTCGAATGGTCACCCCTACGACAAGGTCTATGCGGGAACACGTTATTGCTCCATCTGCGAGCGTGCGAAGAAAAAGCGGCTCAGAGCGAAATGGCGCCTGGAGGACACGCTCAACATCTAGCTTGGCGTTCACCATCTCAAAAATACTCGCTTACGACACGCTCGCCGCTCGTCGGTAGCGCCACGTAACGAAAGATAGCCACCATCGCCAGAGCCGCGTCCTTTGGATCGGTTTTCCGCTCGAACAACGGCGCGAGGGCATCGGCGGCGAGAACGACGTAGGAATTTCCCACCGCCTCTGGGATATCTTGGCTCGACCACCGCGCGATGCCACGCCCCACCAGATCGGTATGAACCGCCATCACCGCCTCGACCGCGATGTCGTGCGAGGCGATGACCATGGCGCCGCGACGGATGCGACCTTCGAGCAACGCCAGCGCCGCCGGGTCGGACGCCTTACCGAAGCTGGACGACGCGTGGGCGGCGGTCAGCTTCGTGTATTCCTCCACGAACGCCCGAGGGATGGCGGCGCCGGTCCACCAGACTATCCCTTGCGCGTCGAGCGCCGCGTGAACGCTCGCCACTTTGTCCAACGCCAGCGCCTGGTCGGACGGGATCGGCGTTTCGTCCGAGGCGATGACGCCCAGTTCAACGAGCGCCATCGTGGCGATGGTGGCGGCGGGCAAGAGTTCCGTCAGCGTCGGGCGATCGTCGAGCGGCACCACGGCGACGTTGAGCCGCCGGAGCGCGCGTTCGGCGATTGTGGAGACAGGAACGGTCATCGGCCAGACCTCGCGATAAACTCCTGAGTGTCCCGCCCGAGATAGTCGTGGAGTTGCTGATAGCGCGCCTCGGCCTCGTCGCTGGTGGCGTAGGACGGGAACCGATCCAGGCCGCCAGTCCGTTCCGCCATCCCGATCGCCTCGCGCGGCTGCAGCGCCTGTCCACCCCACACGGTCGGGATGCTGTAAGTCTTCCCGCCCGGCCCCTCGAACGACATTTGCAGCAGGCTTGAGATCGAGCCGTCAGGATGCACGACCTTTCCGGTGCCGTAGAGATTGCTCAGGTGCGCCTGATACAGATACTTTTCCTCGGGCGTCAGGTTCATCGCGGCATCGGCTTCGGCCATGTAGTTGGCGCGTGGGCCGGCTTCGACATGGGCCAGCGGCGTGCCCAGCAATCCGGTATCCGGTGGCACCGTCCGCTGTCCTGACTGGGACAGCGGTGGCGCCAACGTGTTCCATGGGCCAGTCGCGTCAGGCATGAGGTCCATGCCCGCCATCAACTGGTTTGTCGGCCCGAGCACCTACCGAGAAGCCGCCCCGGCGACGCTGCCCGCCGGTGGTGGCGGAACGTCGTCAGGCTCGGCGATGATCCCCGCCGCGAGGCTGGACATGCGCGTGGCGTGCCCCGAGACCGAGTGGCGGGTGCTTACCGGAGGCTCGGGCGGAACCCACGGCTCGCCGGTCGGCGGGCCTGACGGGTTGACCGGATCGAGGCCCACGGCGATCAGGTGCGCGTCGCGGATCATCGTGTTTTCCTCGATCGTGCCGCCCGCGCCACCGCGAGCGCCGAGGCTGCCGTCTCCGTTGTAGTCGAGGATGATCTGCGCCCCGATTGAACTCGACGCCATCAGTTCGCGCTGCTCCGCCGTGCGCTGGTTGGGGATGGTCGCCGCGACGGCCTCGTGATCCGCGCCCGCCGCCGCGCCCGTTACGGTCGGGGCCTTCTTACGGTCGTCCTTGTCGTCGTCGTCGTGTTTCGTTGCCATGTCGGTTTACTCCTTACGGGGTTAGAGGAGGCGGCCCAGGCGTTGCGCGAACTCGATCGGGTCGGTGGCGTGTTTACGGATGTTGCAAGGACCGCAGGTCAGTTGGATGTTGGTGATCCAGTTGGAGCCGCCCTTACTCACTGGCTGGATGTGATCGGCGTGGTAACCATCTTTAAGGGAGGCGCGGCAGTAAACGCATTTACCTTTCTGAGAAGCATAGAGTTCCCAGATTTCCTCTCTGGAATGGCTTCCCTCAGCCCCACGACGTAATGCCTGATAGTTCTGGGTCCGAGCGCGTTGGCCGTACTTTCCTTTGTCGGTAGCAAGATATTTTGCGGTGCGCGCCTTAAAAGGCTCGGGATCGCGTAATCTGGCTTCACGTTCGGCCGCGTTGAGTTGGTCACGGTTCGCGGTCTTCCAGGCATTCGCCTGTTCCCGATTGGCCATCGAATAGGCGCGGCCCGCAGCCCGTATCTGCTCGCGATGGGCATCCTTCCACGCTTTCGTCCGCGCATTGCGGGTGGCACGTTGTTCGGTCGTCTCGGCGTAATAGAGCGCAGCGATGCTGATAGTATTGCACGCGATACAGCCGCCGTTGCATGACGTGCGCTCGCTCAGATGCCCATGTTTACACGGCTTGCCAGTAAAGTAGCGCGTTAGGCCAGCAGCCAAAGCCTCGGCGCGCGTGACAATAGGGCCTGTATAAGCCACGTATGGAATAGCCATGTTCGAGCGCTCATCCCGCTTGATGTGGTCAGGGGTCCATGGAGCGTGCCTAGCGCTCCATGGCCTCGCCTCAGTATAGCACTGAAGACCATACATCTGCTAT